CAAGAAATCTAGTAAAACTAAAATCAGTAGAGAAAGGTTTGCCATCTATCTCATCATACTGTTGATTAGATATTCTATTAGACCTTCTTCTAAACATGCCATTTTTAATTAACGCATCTTTTTTAAGAGGCACTATTCTTACAGGATGCTTTGCTCTTATTTCTATAGAAAATTTTAGTACCTCATAAGCTACATGTTCTCTAGGATCGTAACCAATATAAACTGTGTCCATATCTTTTCTAATTTGTTTCATGCTAGAATTTCCATTCGTAATCAATAAAAAATGTTCCTGCTTCAAACCCCTGCCCAAGTCTTTTTCTTTCATATGCTATTTTTAATTTGTCATCATTAGCTAAATTTTTAGTAGCATAACTTCTAAATTTAGAACCATCATGTTCATTATCTAGATCATGATAATATCTATACCCCACAGAATCAAACCAAGCATCTGCTTTAACTGTGGTAGTTAATAATGTAAATCCAAATAATGTTGTGAATAATAATATATATTTCATTTTTTTCCTTGTCCTTTATATTTTTTAAAATTTCTACGTTTGTGTTTATTCTTTGGTCGACTTCTACTAGACTTACCTATAGAAGTTATCTTCTTAAAAAAGTTTTTTAATTTCTTTCCTGCACCTACTACTGCTTTTCTCATAAAAAAAATAGGCAGAGACTCTAATGAATCCCTGCCATGCTCCTTATTTTATTTGTATCTTTCTTGGTTTCTTTTCTTCTGGTATAATTTGTTTTAATTTTATTTCTAAAATCCCATGAAGAAAAGTACAACCTTCTACATGTAACGTATCAGCAAGAACAAACTGTCTTTCAAATACTCTTTTGCCAATACCTCTATGCAAATATTCTAAATCATCTTCTTTATCAGAAGACTCCCCTTTTATTGTTAATTTATTTTCTTTTACTTGTACATCAAGTTCTTTTTCTTTAAACCCAGCTAATGCAAATTGTAAAAGATATGTATCTTCTTTATCTTTAATTAAATTATATGGTGGATATCCAGTATCACCCACGTTATTATTTAACATTGAATTAAACAAGTTATCAAAACCAATAGCTTGTCTAGTTATATTATCTAAATTAAATGTAACCATTTTTTTCTCCTTTATAAGCAAGTTAAAAATAAAGTCCATATAGGCACTTTATAATTATATTATACCATATATTGTTACACAATGCAAGAAAAAAATAATTACATTTAAATTAATCCTAAATCAAGTTTAGCACTTTCTGAAATTTTATCTTGTGTCCAAGGTGGTTCCCAAGTAATTTCAACTTTAACTTTATTAACCCCTTCTAACTTTACCACTGCATCTTCTATTTGTTTTGGTAATTCTTGTGCTACTGGACAATGTGGTGTTGTTAACGTCATAAGAATATCCACATCTTTATTTTCTTTTATATCTATATTATATATTAAACCTAAATCATATATAGAAACTGGTATTTCAGGATCATACACTTGTTGTAACGCATTTATTATATTTAATTTTAAATTTTTATTAGTCATTATATATCTACTAACTCACAAGATCCTGCTTTACATGCTAACTCTTGTGAACCCCTTGTATTATCTTCTGATTCATACTCTTTTAATTTATTCCAATCAATATTTGTAGGCATTTTAGATTGTAAATTTTTATATTGTATCTCATCTATATCTTGATAAGGTGCTTGCTGATATGTATGGTCAGAGAAAGGTAAAAACGATATACCAGATAGTGTATCAAAGTTATCCCAACACCAGTTACCTACGTTAATCCATTCATGTTCTTTAACAGATATAGTTACTGATGGTTTATGTTCACACCAATGCTGTGCATAACACTTCCATATCTCTAACTGTTCAATAGCAGTCATAGTATATCTAAAAATAGCACTAGGATCTGTCTTCATAGGAAAAGAAAATACAGAATTATTAGGTTGCATCACATCATCTTCACAAGGTATGCCTTGATCTGCCATAAACTGTGTTAATGGATCTTTCTTATCTCCTCTTACTGTTCTAATGTAATAAGGATTATGTCTAGCATGAATACCACTAGCACTGTCAACTAATTGACTAACTGTACCTGAAGGTTTAACACATGTAATAGCTGTTGATTGAGGTATACCTAACTTCTTTGCCCATTCTTCATTTGTTACTACAGCTTTATGTCTCATTTTTTGTAATACTTCTGGTAAAGCAATTCTCATTCTAGATAATAAACTATTATCCATAATTCCTGTAAGAGATACACCTAGTAATCTTTCTTCCTCTGTATTTGTTTGCCATCTTTTACGTAGATAACCAAAGTCTGTAAGTGTAGCTTGTATCGTACCTAATATAGTAGCTATTTCTATCTTATCATGTAATACTTCTTCATTATCTGTAGGTCTTACAACAACTTCTGTAAGATTACAAAACTGGTTAGGTCTTAATATAATTTCACTACAAGGATTAGTTCCAAAATCCCATTCACTATTACGTCTACCATTTTCTTTAGCTTTTTCTTGAGCAGACTTTCTATTAAAGATACCACGTTCACCAGACTTACTTTCATATAATGCTAACCATTCTTTCATAAAGATACCTGCATCAGGTTTTTCTGTGTAAGCTACAGAGTTATTAGCTAATGCTCTCTCTGGATTAGTCTCCCACCATGCACCAGACTTGGCAACTCTTAATCTCTGGTCTGATAAATTAGACAGAGATATAAGAGCTGACCTTCGCACACCACCTACAACCACAACTTCACCTGTTTTACAAACTATATCATGACACTCCATAGAAGATAGTTTTCTACCTCTAGAACCTTTAAATTTTTCAATAGTAAAATCAAAAAGATTCACTAAAGGTTGAGGGCCACTTGCTCTACCACCAAATGTTTTTAATCTTTCACCAGCAGATCTTACTTTATTAATATTTATCTTTGGTATTCTACATGTATAAAGAAAAGATATTAGATCTTTAAATGCTCTTGCCCAACCTTCTTTAGAGTCAGCGACAGATATAACATCTTCTGTATTTTCAAACTCTCTATCTGGTATAGTAGGTAACTTATCTATGTACTGTCTTTCAACAGAGAATCCTACACCTGTACCATTCATAAGTATATATAATACTTCATCAAAAGCTTTTGGACTATCAATAGGAATGTAAGAACAGTTATATCCTGCTATATTTTCTCTTTCTAATGCATTGCCTGCTGTCATTAAAGCTCTCATAGAAGGCATAACACTTAATCCTATAATACTATCTTCTATTTTTCTCCATACTTCACTATCTAATTTTACACCTAGATTTTTATCTAAATGTATTTGAAAGAAATTAGTTAAACGTGTAACTGTTTCTACCCATGTCTCTCTCCTGCTTTCATCAGGTAACCAACGTGCATATCGAGAAGCATGTATAAATGTTTGATATTCTGTAGGTAAATAATTATTCGCCATATTCTAACTCCAATATCATTTCTAAATAATGTATTGCTTTATGTATATCTTTAGCTCCATCACCTTTTCTTCTATGTCTAGTAATATATTTTAAAGCATTACCCTCACAGAAAGTTAAATTGTTTTCCATTATATAATCAATAGGTTGTATCTTACACTCTTTATAATGTTGACCACCCACTTGTTTATTACGAGCAGCTAACTTTCTTAAATCTGTTTTATTAAAATCTTTTGTATCTTTAATTGTTTCTTTAATTGCTTCATCCATTAATCCCATTTTCACCTCTTAATACATTTCTAATTCTTTTTCTTAAATATCCTTTATTCTTTGCATTCATAACCTGATATGCAAATGTTCTTGTTCTGTTTACATTAACTCCTGCCATATCACAAACTGATTCAAAATTATCACAAGTAGTACCAACACTTGTAAAGAACCAAGCTCTAGCTGAATCTTGGTCTACTGCATCTCTTTTGTTTCGTACACTTTTTGAAACATCTAATAGTGCTTGCAGTATGACAGCTAAAAATAATCTCTTCTCTGAATTTTCTGGTTCAGAATAAAATACATTTTCAACTTGTATTATATCAGGTTCGTCTTTCATTGTCTATACTTAATTCTTCTACATTAGGTTCTTTCTCAACCTTTGTGAGATATCTTTTGCCAGTTGAATACTGAAAAACACG